TCTGATCGTTACATTGACAGAATCTCCCGTTTCCACAAGCTATCTTGCCGCAGGCGCGGTGTTTACTTTCTGGCCCCGCGTGACCGGATACCCCGAGTACGATGAGGTGTTAGCCAATATCTGCGATCTCCGCTTTGCTGGTACACAAGGCATCGAAACGGAGTTCAGTTCTGATCTTTTGACAGCGAACGACTACTACCAGACACCCGGCTGGCTGCTGCGTGATCTTGACGGTGATGGGATCCCTGAACTGCTGCTCGGTGCGAATTGGGACGAAGGACACGCCGTGATTTTCAACATCTACCGCTATGGCGGTACGAGAGCCGTCCGCGTGGTCAACGGTTGGAACCGTAACCGCTGGTATCTCTGCACCGATGGCAGTCTGGCAAACGAAGGCAGCAGCAGCGCATTTGAAAGCACCTACTCTTACTACCGCTATACCAGCGGAGAGTTACAGCATCTGGAAACGTTGCTGTATCTGGATGGCGGTTCCGGCGGCTCACCGTGGCGCTACTCCGCCACAGCGGATCACTATGTCAGCAGTGGTGACTTTCGCTCTGTCACCGAGGCCGAAGCAACTGCCGTGAGGGACAAATACACCCACGAAACGCTGATTCTTACGCCATTTGTGGTATGAGGATAGATAGTGTGGACTGTGGCGCAAGGTTGCAGTTCGCCAGTCCCTCCGGATATTACAGCCTCTGACCCACTTTTGACCCAGAACACGAAAAAATCGGGCAGGGCTGGACGGAAACAATGGAAGATCCGCCGAATGAACGGTGGCAAAAAGCACAAATCGGAGCCGAAATGACTCCGATTTGTGCGCGAGACAACCTACGGACCAGAAGGCCGGGGGTTCGAATCCCTCACGGCGTACCATTGAGCGCATATCCGAACCATACATAGTATGGGGAACGGTATTCGTTCAAACCAAAAGACACTCCTTACCTTAATCGGTAGGGAGTGTCTTCTTTTATTCTTCGCCAGAATACCCGTTCGCTCTGGCGCATTTCAGCGCACCCAAGATCATCTTGTCCTGAGCCAGTGTTCGTTCTTTCAGCTCATAGAGTGGAGTACGGCGATGATCGTCCCATTCAATGAGCTGCTTTTTGTCGTGAACGACTTGACCCTCATAGAGATTGATAACCTTGTCGAGCGTGATTTCTTTCAGCACTTGCATTTTCTCACCCCTGAGCGTCCTCGTCTGAGGTTTCTTTCGACTTGACCTTAATGCCGTACAGAATGGCAAGTTCGGCAGTCCAAGCCGCAAACCAGCCGACCGTCAATTCTGTGTCAACTGTGTGACCGCAGGCGTTCAAAATTAGAACCACAACGGCGTACCAAGTCAGATTGAAGATGGACAAGATTGTGAACTTCGTGCGCTTTCTCATTCTTTTCTTCTTCGACTTAGGTTGCACTCGTTTACCACCCATAGGAAGCCCTCTCAGCGGCTCAGAAAGCGTTCATGCACGAAGCCAGTATAATTTACCCTCTTGTGCGAGAAAGCCACATAGAGCCATTTAACGCCGTTTACAACGGTGTAATATCCGTAGTTCTTGACGGTGGTTCCCTTGGGGATTGTCACCAGCACTTTACTGTCCGTCCCGGCAGCGTCACGAACATTCAGGCCAGCGCCAGCGGTCACGGTGTAAGTGCCTGCCACAGCCTTATTGAAAGACCGAGCGACACCCTTCGCCTTGACCTCGGTGGTAGGAACGGGCTTGACCGTTTCGGGCTGTGTGGGGGTCACGGTTTTGTCGTAGGTCACATAGGGGAGGTGTCCGTGCTTCTTCCACATACGGGTATTGTACCCGTTCTTCTTCCCGATGTTACCGACAGCGGTGATCTGCACATTGTTCGCCCAACGAGGGGAACACTCGACCGCCAGACCGTTTCCGATATACACGCCGATGTGTCCCGTAGTCCACACCACTTCGCCGGGGTCAACCTTGTCCCACCCGGAAGCGGAAGCGTCCTTGCACCTCTTAATCATGGTGTCAGCGCCCTCGTCAGGTACGCCGTTGGTGGCATACTTCGCACCACCGTAGGACTTGGTTTTATCCCCTGTCCAGCCCCATAGAACGGCTTTGATAAGGTTCACACAGTCAAAGCCGAAGGTGTCAGGGGTCGCCGCCATAATCATAGAGGTACGAGCTGCCGCCATGTTGTAGGGATGGTTCTTGATATACCGAGACTTGTTTGTGTCGGTCAGCGGCGCACCAAAGCACCCCATGACATACAGGGTCTTATAGTGCTTGGCAATGTCAACGACCTTGGCAACCAGTTCACTTGACTTCATCATAGCTCTTGTCCTCCTTGGTAGCGTCCAAAATGGCCTTAAATTTCGTAAATGCTTCTGTGATGTACTTGCAGGACACCATGAGTACCGCACCAATAATCACCAAATTGCTGAAAATATCCACATACTCAGCCGGAATTTCCCACCCGACCATATCCGCAAACAGCGGCAGTGTGGTAATAGCTACACACAGCAGGGTTAGGCCGCAGACAAAAGCGGCGATCTTCAAGCCTGAGTTTATCAGCTTTTCCTTGCTGAACGGTTCCAGCAGGATTTTGATGTTGTAATACAGAGAAAAGGATACATTGGAAAGGTAGGCACACAGAAAAATCAGCATAGCCCAGCCAATGTTCGTCAGGTTGTGCAAAATGGTTTCGAGCATAATTTTTACCTCCAATTTTTAATTTAGGTGAGTTAGGTGAGTAATCTGGCGTTTTTCCTATAAACTCCTTCTTATACACGCATACTAAGAGAAAGTTATAGGGATTTTGACCCGATTACTCACCTTTTTCACCTTACTTTCGGGTCATGCAGGCTTGTGAAAGCCCTCCAAGTCCTCGATACGGTGGTTGATGACCTTGATCTGTTCCTCAACCACAGGCACACGCTTCGCAAAATTGTTGTGTTCCCGAACCTCACGGGTCAGTTCGTCCATTTTGGTTTCGATAACGGCCTGCTGTTTATCCAGTTTAGAGTCCATGGCCTGACCGGTCTTATTGGACGAATAAATAATACCGATCAGGCTCAACCCACCTGTAATCAGGGCAACAATAACAGCTTCACTCATGTCCTGTCCTCCTTTAATCGGCGGTGTATTCTTCCCAGCCAGCGGGGTAAGCGTCGGGCGACCAAGTGTTCCCATCGATCAGACTGCGGTACAATTTCTCGTTGTAGCTTACAATGTCACCTTTATTGTAAGCATCATGGGCACCGGTCGGCTGAGTCCAAACAGGATAACCGGCGGGTGTCAGGCCAATCGGCGTATACAATGCGGAAAGCTGGTCAGGTTTCCAATCCGCCTGAGAGGTGTGAGCCTGCACCACTTTGTAAAGCTGCGGGTCGCCCACATTGTTCACACCGTAAGTAAAATAGTCACCAACGGCGTAGGCATGGTCTACCTGATAGGGGTCGTAGATAGTGGCTACCACCATAGCGGAGTCTTCGTCCAGACTTCCAGCAAACATCTGAACCGCCTTGCGGAACTGCTCAGAATTGCGGAGGTCATTCGGGTCAGACAGCAGAGCCGTCAGACTGTTGGCATAAATGCCATCGTCCACTTCTTCAATCGAAACGGTTTCTGCACCGTTCAGATCAGGCTTGCCGTTGACGTGATACACCGTGCCATTCAGAGCGATACCCTGAGCGTTGTCCTCGATAGTCAGCCCATAGCAGCCATTGTCCTGCATACGAACCCATGTCGGGTTACTAACAATACCGAGAACCTTATTTTCCTTGATAATCTTGAACATGAGTTTCCCAACCTTTCTTGTTCGGGTAGAACCCGTACAATGATTTGAAGTATTGATTGGTGCGTTGCCGCACCTTGAAGCTGTGACCTCGCTTCATGTGACCGTTGTAGGAGTCCACGGAACACCGAATATCAGCCAAGGTCATTTCGCCCCGGTCGAACTTTCCTCGGAAAGCTCGGAGCTTGTGTCGAACGATTTTTGTTGAGTCCCTGTTCATCTTCCGAACAACCTTTCCGGTCGGTGTGATGATGAACCTCGTTTTCAACCAGCGGTAATAATCTCTGAGAAGAACGACCCTTGTCTTCTTCAAATTCAGTTCCAGACCGCACTTCTCGCAGATGATCTTTAACCCGTCCATACAGAGATACAGGTCATCAATGTCAGGGCTGATTGCCACACCATCGTCCATGTATCGCTCATAGGCTTTGATGCGGCAGACCTCTTTGAAGTAGTGGTCGATCATATTGGGAAGCATGAGGGCGTTTGTCTGAGACACCTGACTGCCAAGACCCAAGCCCACAGAGCCGAAGTCCGTAATAAAACTGTTCGCAAGCTCCCTGATTTTCGGGTCATGAAGCCTGCGGTCGGCTTCACGGAACAGCGGCTCGTGTGGAGCTGAGTCAAAGAAGCTGTGAAAATCGTAAAGCAGAACCCCTCCTTCCAGACCGTACTTCCTGTAATGCCGTTGGAGGTAACAGGTCATACGACGCAGGGCGAAATCCATACCTCGGTGCTTCAAACTGGCTGAGTTGTCATAGATGAAACAGGCCGAATAGATGGGAACTAAGCAGTAGTCACACAGACACTTTTGAACCGCTCGTTCCGTGATATGGACTGATCGGATATACCGTTTCTTCCCTCGCTCCATGATGGTGAAAGCGTGAAAACCACGGTGCTTGAAGGTTCCGTTTTGAAGTTCACGATGGGTCTTTGCGATAATCGGAATGATATTACCGATATACCGCTGAGTTGAGTTTTTCCAGTAGACACCCTTACAGCATTTCTTCCCGGAAAGGTAAAGGTGTCTGAACGAAAAGACTTCATCGAAATCACCACATTCTTTGCTTCGCCGCAGACGAGCTTCGTCCCGCTTGGCTTTTCTGCGTTGATAACGGGCTTCTCTCCGTTCTTCACTTGTCATAGAAGGTTCCCCTCCGTACAATCTTATTGTCGGGTACGGGTTCTAACTGCTTGTAGTACCAGCCATGAAATGAGCTACCGTACAATCGCTCACCATGCAAGAAGCGTCCGGCTGACTACATCGGACGGGGTGTTTTGGCTTGGTAGCCGGGAACAAGCCCTCCCTCTGCAAAAGGTACTGATTTCGCCCAAAGGGGTTACTACGACTGACCTATGCGAAGTTGCAGAGTCCGAAGGACACGCCATTGGAGTTGCTGGCGTTGTTATTGTTGGCGTTGCCGTTGTTGTTCACATTACAGAAATTGTTGGTGTTGCCGGAATTAGGAGAACGCTCCCACCAGTTGTTCGCAGAAACGGTAACAATTACAGGGCTTGACCCAATGAAAAACTCACGCAGGGAGGTCTTTATACCTCTCGTGGTCAGCTTTCCGAACCTTGGAGATAAGCTGTGCTTCGTCCGTGATATACTCTCCAAATTCCTTCATGGCGTGGTCAATCCACGGACATTTTTCAGGGTTTTGGAGAATAGCGTCATAGAGCAAAGTCAGCTTCGGGCTGAGATTTTGAAGGGCGATGTTGGCGTTAATCAGGTGATCTCGCCGCATTTGCGCTTCATGCTGATTGTGCGGATAGATGTTGTTCGCTGCTCGGACTTCCTCGTGAACCGTGGAAGCCAGCTCGAAGATACGATTTGTCAGCAACGGTGCGTATCTTTTAGGAGCCTTGGTGCAGACGGAGAAAGCGTGAAGCTCTAACCGTCTGGCGATTTCGATGAACTGCATGGAGCTTTCGCCACGCATAGCTTTGATGACTGACACGCCAATATTCCTTTCTTACACCGCCCCTAACGGGGCGGGATTGGTGTTGATGAAATCGGGGATTAAACGCAGAAGCCGAAGGACACGCCATAGGAGTCGCTGGCGGCGTTATTGGCGGCGCCGGTGTTGGCCACAAGACAGAAATAGGTGGTGTAGCCGGAACGAGGAGAACGCTCCCACCAAGTGTTCGCAGAACCATTGACCTTCTTAATGGTGCTGTTGCCTGCGGTATAATACTCGTATTGCTTACCCTCACCAGCGTAAGAATACTGAGTAGCGCCAAAGACTTCGATCTCGGACAGAAGGAACAGCTTGTCAGAAGTGGTTTCCAAACCAGACTGATTGTTGCCCTTGCTGGTTACTTTGTTGACGAACTTCAACACGCTTTTCAGGTCAGAGGAAAGCTGGTTCAGCAGCGTTGCCATTGTGGAGGTACGCATAGTGGAACCACGCCAGCCGTTCACATTGGTATTGGAGCCGTTCATAGAGTAGGTGGTTTTCAGGCAGTCAACCAACTGGAAGGTGATACCAGCCTTGGTGCGGCTACCGTCTGCGGTGGTTAGAGTGTCATGGTCAAAGCCGATGATCTGCGCCGCATAGGTCACACCGTTGACGGTGATGTTCTTTTTGTCACCGACCTTCCAGTAGTTCGGAGCCTGACCAAACTTGGAAACGGCGGCGATGTTATCCCAAGAGGTAGCTTCCAGCGTAGCGCCAACTACAAAGGGATAGACATACACGATACCGATGACTTCCAGCGTGTAAACCTTGGTTTTCTGAGAACCGTTGTAAGTAAACACGATAGTCCAGTCACCCAGCTCGGTCGGGTACAGAGTGGCATAGCCGGTCGAAGCAACCTTGCCTGTCAGAGTTTTGCCACCCCTACTCATGGTGACGGTCGAGCCTGTATCAGCGATGACACGCACCTCGGCGGGAGAACCCTTCTGGCTCAGAGCATACAGAGCGTCATTCACCGTGGGGTCGCTGCCGCTCAGTTCCAGTGCCGACTTGGTGGTGTCGGACAGCAGATTTGCCTTGCTCATGGCTGTGCCGACCACATCACAGCCTGCGGCGTTCAGACCAATGTCGAGGGTGGCGGTTCCAGCGAGAAGCTGTGTGCGCCATTCCTCGAAGGTTGCAGGCATATCGGTAGGAGCCTTGATAGAACGGGACTTACCGTTGCCCTTGATGACAGTATCTTTCATGAAATTTCCTCCTTACTCTCCGCAGTTATACAGACCAACATAGGCGAAAGCGTCCACCGTGCGGTCGATCTTGGAATACAGCTCGGTTTCTACCTCGGTCAGCGTTGTGTCGATGACATACAGGAGATATTCAATGTTGTTTGCCGTGGAAAAAGTGAGATTGTCCAGACTGCTCGGAACCAGCGGTGCGTCCGGTGGAAGCGTGAGCTGCTTTCGGAGAACCGTCAGGTTATTCAAGTAGGCTTTCACGAGAGATTGGGTGGGCGTATCACCCATCGCCCAATTCGTCTTTGCCGCAACCACCACCGAGGAAGGGTCATACGGAACTTGGTAGATCGGGTCATCAGCGACTCCTTTCTTCGCTCGGTATGCCGCCAACTGTCCGGGGAGAGAAGTCATGCGGTTGGCGATATAGGCTACCGCCTGCCCCACACGGTTCATGTCCCCGTAATTGTAAGCACCCTTCATACCAGCCATGTACTCGGTCTTTTCCTCAGCGGAAAGGCTCGAAAGCCCTTCCGTGAGGATTTTGTTTTTCAGGGTAAAAACCCTGTCTACATCGGCCTGTGTGCGGTCGTAGACGAGATTATCAATAATACTCATATCAGACCTTTCACCTTCAACTTTCCGCTCAGAGAGCCGTTAAATGTGATCTCGTCCACCAAGATCAATGCGTCCATTTCATCGGTGTAGAGCGTCTGCAAGCCAATCACATCGCCCACTTCCAACTCAGGATTGCCACGGTATTTTGTCTGATAGGTGTTTCTCATTTGCAGATACTTTTTCACCTGATCGGCAAGAGCGGCGCACATCGTATCGTTGGTGATAAGGGGGTTTTCCTCCTTGTCGATTTCTCCATCGAGAGCTACGGGATAGGAAACGACCACCGAGTTCTCAGACAGAGTTTTGCCGGTAATGACTACGGTTTTAGTGCCGGAGGATAACACCAAATCCGCAGCTCTGGCGTAAATGTTGGAGGATACCAACGAGCCGCCAGAAACAGAGATAGAAACATCTTGTGCAAGACCAGAGAACTCGACATGAAGCTGAGTTTCGGTGGTCGTTCCCTCGAAAAGTTTGGTGGTGTCATTTGCCGCCGTGTACGCATACTTGGCGACAGACACCGCTTTGAGCTGGTCGATCTTTGCGATGGATTGGGAGTCCTTGTCAATCGAGTCAAAGTCCAGCGTGAAGTCCGTTTCACGGTAGTAGAGCTTGCTCACCCGCATACGGCGGTATGGCAGGCCACCGTCCATCGTTACCTCAATTTTGGTGCAGTCAATCGCTGCTTCGCTGTTGACGAACACCTCCGCAGAAGTGATACCCTTTACGGTCTGCGTATCCAGTAGCTTCGTCCCGGCGTAATACTTTACCCGAATAGAGGTGGGGTACTCGCCCAAGGGGGTATCAAAGCGGAGAGCCAGCACGGGCAGATCGTGAGAAACATCAAAGGTCTTGGTGAAGGTCGGCTTTGTGGTATAAGTACCATCTGCCGCAGTCATCGCTTCACTGATAAACCCTCGACCGGAGGGGTCGGTGTCTTCAATAATGACCTGATCTTCACCACCCAGTGTCCAGCGGTTCAGTTCCAAAGCCGCATAGGTGTTACCAGCCTTATTGCCACGATCAACGGTATCCCACTCGCTGTGCCATAGATGACCGTTATCCGCCCATACGCCGCTGTAAATACCAACCGCAGTCACACCAAAAGGCTTGATGTGAATGATATTGTCATCGTCTGTAAACAGGCGGCAGCGGCAGGCGTGAGCGATCAGTTGCAGACAATTCATGTGCGAGTCAATGGGAAGCGCCGCCGTAGTGAACATCTGCTTCAAGGTTGGGTCAATCACCCACGGGTGCGTACCCTGCGCTGTCAGCGTCAGGTCTGCGTCCAAAAGCACTTCCTCAGCCATGTCGTAGAAGTTTTTGGAACCGAGCTTACTCTTGTAGAAGGTTCCGGTCAGACTTCCAACCAGACCTGTCCCTGTGAAGGTGGCCTGATTTTTGGCGGCTTTCGGTTTGCTGTTCAGCACATACTTGTCCGCTTTCAGCCACTCGACTTTGCCCGTGGGAAGCATATAACCGTATCGGAGAGAAATCGGTGACTTCTTATCCAGATAGGCATAAATGCCTTTCGGGTTATCCGGGTCATAATTGTGTTCGTAGTCCAAAAGAACGAACTGCATGGTTTCCTGCGGTAGTCTGCGGGAGAGCGGGTCTACATCGTGAGACTCCTTGATGGAAACAATGTCATCATTTCCAAATTTCTTCTGCACACCGTAGAGAACCTGTTGCAACCGAGGTCGGCGGTACGGGAGGGTGTTCCCCATCGTCAACACAATCTTGTCACAAGAAGTGACCTTCGTGTTGATGACCAACTCTGTTCCCTCTACGGGAAGGGTCAGACTTTCCAACGCCGTACCATTCAGGTAGAAATCAACTGTCACGGTGTCAGGCCATTCCTGATAGCGAGTGTCAAAAGTCAGAGTGATACCGGGGAAGGTATGAGGATTGCTGAAAGCACGGGTCAGCACCGCAGGAGTGGTGAACTTGCCCTCAACATTACTCATGTGGCTCGAAACAAAGCCGTCATACATCGTCCCGGAAGAAGGAACGATAACCGTATTTCCGTCCAGCGCCCATCGGTTCAGCTCCAACGCCGCATAGGACTCCTGATAATCATATCCGTAGTCCAGCGTGTCGAACTCAGAATAGCTCTGCGCCCCGTTACTGACCCAATTACCGTCTGTTGCCGCTGCCGTGTCCACCTGAGAGAAGGTAATCTCCACAAAGGACTGCTCACGGAGCAAAGACTTCATCGACAGCTTGTAAGCGTTGCTTACCTGTTTCACGGCTACACCTCCTTAGAATGGTTCGCCGCAGTCAATGATGTTGACTTTGCAGTTGATGTAGTCCGCAGGAAGCCCTGTGTTCGGGTCAAGATGGTACGGGGTCGCCGTGCGGTCGCCGGGGTACATCTTTCTGGTTGTCCAGCGGTTGTTCACCATGTCGGGATAAGTGACTGTCACAAAGAAGTTCTTGTCAAAAATCTGCAACATGGTAGACCACTGTTCCGCTGTCAAGTAGCCCCAAAAGAGGTTGTTGAGCTTCTGTTGATCTCTGCCGACCTTCTGACCTACCACAACGCCGTTGGCATTTCTGGCAGAGTCTACGATAGTGGCAGACAGCAGCTCTAAGCCCCTGCGGGGCTGAGGAAACTTTGTGCCATTGATTGTAATGAAATTTTGCATTTCCTCAGCCCTCCTTAGTAGGCATTGGCGAACACGCCAGTAGATACTTGCCGACCTCGCTTCTCCTTGTAGCGGTCGTAGGAATGACCGATTTCATTGTCACCAATGACAACGGACATATCCTTTTCCTCAACGACATTCAGCAGAGCGTAGATAGCGGCGATCACGCCATCGTTGGCGATGGACACGCCTGCGGAGATACCCTCAACGATCTGGTCATTGTTGGCAACTGCCGTTCTGCGACCCATCGCACCGACCATTTCCGCACCCGCTTCACGGGCGATAAAGAGCTGCCCTTCATTCGGGAAACCGCCGTCTTCAAAGAACGGAATGTGCGGAATATCCACCAATCGAATATCAAACGCAGGAATAAGCGTGATACCCATAACGGACAGACCGTTGAACTGGATGTGGAACATATCATTGATTGCGTCAATGACACCGTTCACAAGTCCAATGATGGAGTTTGCCATCTGTCGCACAAAGCGAGTAATGGGGTTATCGTCCAGCGTCCATGCCGCATACGACAGGGACAGACCCGCCGCCAGTACCGCAAGGCCAAGACCAACACCCGCACCGCTCAGACACAGCAGGACACCGAGAACGATCAATGCGCCGCTGAGAATACCCGTGATGACCGATACGACTTTCTTAATGGAATTAACAACAAAATCCCAATTCAGGGTAGCAACAGCGCCAAGGCTCAATGCGCCAGCCGCCATCAGGCCAAGACCGAGAGGAAGGGCGACTCCGCTCAGAGCAAGGATAGCGCCGACCGCCAAGAGAGCGCCGCCGACAACGGTGGTAATCATGCTGATCTTCTGCTGAACATTGTCGGAGAGGTCATTCCAGTTCGGCATGATAGCCGTACCCATTGTGACCGCACCCGCCGCCAGCAGAGCCAGACCCAACGGGATATTCGCCCCGGAGAACGCCAGTGCCGCACCAATAGCGAGGAACGCCACAGATACAACCGTGGTAATAATGGCAATCACATTCTGGATTTCATCGCTCAGGCCATTCCAGTTGAGAGCCATTACGGAAACCAGAGAAGTAGCGCCAATAGCCATCAGCGCAATACCGAGGGGCATACACCCGGAGAAAGCGAGGATAGCGCCGAGCGCCAAGGTTGCTCCGCTGACCAGCAATCCTACTCTGGACAAGGGAGAAGCCAGAGCGTCCGGGATACTGTTCCAGTTCAGAGCTGCGGCAGATACAAGCGTGACAGCACCAATAGCCATCAGCGCAATACCCAGCCCGGTTGCGACCCCGGTAAAGGCCAACATAGCGCCTACCGCCAGAGAAGCACCCGCCAGAACTCCCGTTAAGGTGGTCAAAGCGTCAGTGAGGTGCCGATCGCTGTTATGCCAGTTGATAACAGCGGCAGTTACAAGGCTTGCCCCGCCCAAGGCCATCAAAGCGATACCAAGAGGAAGGTTCGCCCCGGAGAACGCCATAATTGCGCCAAGAGCCAGCAGGAAGCCGCCGACAACACCTGTAATAAGAGCCAGCGTACTTGCCAATTCGCTACTCATAGCAGTCCAATTCAGCCCAACGGTAGCCGCAAGGCCGACCGCACCCGCCGCCATCAGGCCGACACCCAGCGGAATATTCACACCGGTTACGACCAGAATTGCACCTACCGCCAGCATAAAGCCGAAAACAATCGTAGTGATCTCTGCGAGAGTGTCTTCGATCATTTTCTTGATTTCACCGATACGGGTCTGCACAGCGTCACCAAGGAAATCGTAGGTAGGCAAATCGAAATCAAATCCGCCTGCGCCGCCAGCACCCGCCCCGGAACCGCTTCCCGTGTTAGGAGCAAAGACATTCAGCTCGTCAAAGCCTGCGGTGTACTGTTTCAGCTTCTTGGCAGCACCGGCGGCGTCATCGAGATTATCAGCCAAAGACCCAGCTCCGACAGCAGCGTTATTCACTCCCGAATAGTCCACATCGGTTAGCTTGAACCCTGCAAGGTTGGCAAGGGCATTGGCGATCTCTCGAATGACCTGAACAACGGCGATTGCATAGGGAAGAATTGCGTTCAGTGCGGGAATGAAGATGTTACCGATCGCTCGTGCGGCCTGTGTAAGCTGTGCCTGCAAGATACGAAGCTGGTTTGCGGGAGCTTCCAGTGTTCTCGCCATATCGCCCTGAGCGGTCGTTACCTGAGTCATAATGGCGTAATACCGAAGTTCCGCCTTTTCCGCCTGTGTCATGGCGGATACGCTCTCCTTAACGCCAAGGTTCAAAGCGGTCTGTTCCAATCGTGCCTGCGACAGATCGTAGCCCAGCCGCCGCAGAGGTTCCAACTCGCCGGAAATACCGGACTGTAACTTCTGCATAGCGTCTTCAATGGAAATATTGAAGAAAGACGAAATATCGTAGCCAAGCTGTGTCAGGTTTTGGCTCATGAGCTGCGCTCGTTCTGCTGTGTCACCGAAGCCGGTCAGCAGCGTGTTGAAAACACCCTGATTGCGGAGCCACTGTGCGGGGTCAATACCCATAACATCGGATACCTTTTCGGCGTAGTTCTGAGCTTCGGCGGCGTACTGCCCCAAGGCAACCGTGAACAGGTTCAGGTCTTCTTGGTACTTATTGGACTCCGTGACCGCCTGTGCGATGAAATGACCGATTTTGCGGAAAGTGATTGCAACAGCGGCGACATTCAACGCTTTCAATCCGCTTGTGAACTTCCCGGTAGTGGAGGTTGCTTTACGGGCAGAAGCGTTGTATTTCTCCGTGCTGGTAATCAGCTTTTGGATTTTGGACGGAAACGCCGAGAAGCCGTTGGACACCTTCTGCATTTCATCGGCAAAAGGCTTCATGGCGGCGGCAAGAGCGGTCATCTGCTGTGTGAACTTGTCAATGTCCGCCGCTTCCAAATCCTCGATCACCTTCGGCAGCTTGGAGAGCTGATTGATAAAGGTGGTCATATTAGCCTTACCCAACTCGGAGAGAGGGCGTAAACCGTTGGCAAGGGAAGTCAGCTTGTCGCCGTCCGTCCATTTCAGACCAGCGAGAGCGGTGTTGATTGCCGTGAGCTGGTTGGCGATGGAGGAAGAAATCTTCACATTTCCAACCTGACTCAGAGCGGTCAGCGCATTGGTAAGCCGGGTGATCTTCTGCGAAGCGTCACCGCTGTTCAAGCCTTTCAGAGAATTGGAAAGCTCCCGAATACCCTGAGCGGTCTTGCTCAGACCCGTTGCGCCGCCGTTGGTAGCGGTTTTCAAACGATTGAGTGTGTTAATCAGGTTTTGAAGTCCTGCGACCGCCTGCGTACTGTCATTGACGATCTGAAACTCCAACCCCTGAATTTCCACATTGTCAGCCACTTACGCCACCACCTTTCTCTTGAAATTTCTTATTGACCGATACCATAAAGGCTTCCATGTATGCCTTGGCTTGGTCATCGTGTTTTTCTTGAAGCTGCTTCTGCTGTTTCTTGTCCTGCCGACTGAACAGCTCATAGGGGCTTTCCCGATACGGCGTGGGCTTGGTTCCCTTCTTGGCGAAAGCACGAAGAACCGGGGCGGCATCAATAAGAGCTTCGTAAAAATAAGCTCCTTGGAGCCAAGCGTCTTGATTTCTCAGGTCTTGCTTGATCTGCGCCGCCTTTCGGTAATACTTCACCAATTCGCAGTCCTGTTCCCAAAACTGCTCATAGGTCATGCCGATGGAAAGATAGTACGGGAAAACCTCATAAAACTTTGGTGTGTAAGCGAGAAGGGGAGCGGGGCGATGGTCGCCGCCGCCCCCCTCACTTCTGGAAGATCGGTCGCTTACCAGCCGGTCTTCCAGCTCAGGTTTCCCTCGTTGCCCTCCTGCTCAGGCTCGTCCAGCAGACTCAGCAGGGGGTCGTTATACATCTCTACCAGAGCGGCAATCAGCTCGTCCTTGTGGTTCATACGAGCGTAAATGCTGTCGATCACATCACGCTTCACGAACCGATGATGGGCGAGGAACGCACCGGCAAACAGAGCCGGAAGCAGGGTCATAGGCTTGCGCTCCACATCGGCAGCAACGAAGCCGTTCTTCTCCATCGCTTCAACGGTCTTGCGGGTGTATTCCAGCGTGTAGGTCACGCCGGTAGTAGGGTCATTGATCGTCAACTGCTTTGCCATGATAAATCCTCCTTATCAATACGGCGATGGTTGGTGTTTTAGGTTGCGGAGAAAGTGATGGGAGTGGAAGGAGCGATGGTGATGTTCATGTTCACCACTTCGTTCACGCCGCCGCCCACGGGATACACGGACAGCTCACCGTCAAAGGAGAACTTACCGTTAGAGCCATCGGGAGTGACCACACCGGCGTTCTCCGTGCCGCCGAACCAGACTGCATAGCTGACCTTCTTGCCTTCCAAAGCCTTGAGGGTCTGGAAATCAGTCAGCGTGTAGTTGGCGGTGAAGGACAGACCATCGAGGGACTGGATACCGGCGATGTAGGTCTGCATATTGTCGCTCAGGGTGGTGGTTTCCAGCATTTCGGGTTCGCCGCCGAGGTCAGGAAACTCCTTAATGTCGATCAGCTTGCTCCACTGTTCACCAGTGTCGGCTTTCTTCATCAGAAAAACCTTGTAGGTGGAAATAGCCATTTCATTTACCTCCTATAAAGAGTGGTTCCGTCCGTTTCAGCCTTGTATCGGGCGACCAGACGGTAGATTGTTGCGTTCTCCAAATTGGGAACCGGGGACAGAGAAGTACGCCGGAAATTCTTGGCGTACATGAGATCGTCCACAAACCTCATGATTTTTCGGCAAACGGATTTCTTACCGCCTGCCTTATCGGAGTAGACATTCACCTCGTACATCAGCGTAGCGAACCTCTCCGTATCGCCGCTGTCCATGTGGGCTTCCGTGGTGTAGTTATCCTGCTCCACCAAGCTCACATAGGGAAAACGGGTAGGGGCATTAACATACTCACCGCTGACCAAGATACCGGGAAACTGCGCTCTCAGGGCTTCCGCAATCGGCGTGTAGATTTGACTCTCCACATCAATCATGAAAACACCTCCTTCGCAATCTCCGTGAGCCGGTCTTGCAGCTCCTTTACCGTTTCATACATCGGCATATTGGCGGGATTGCCGTGAGTGATGACCACGAACCCGCCGTTCTTCTTTTCTTTCAGCACTCCGTTCGTGCCGGGGTCGCCGTAATAACCCCAAGAGGGCTGCTTGCCGTGACCCTGACCGTATTCGCCACGCTTCATGCCGAGTTCTTCCGCTTCCGGGTGATCGTCCGGGTAGGTCACGCCTGTACCGAACTCGATAAACAGGGTAGCCCCGCCTGTCGCCACAACCGCTCGGACATTGTTCCCACGGAGTTCCACCGTCACGGAAACATCGTTCGTGCCGTCATAAACGGCCTGCGAGAACTTGACAGAAGCTCTCTCCATGCCCTCCTGCGCCACCCGGTCAAGAAAGACCGCAGTCCGCTCTTGAAGCCAATTCTTTCGGTTCTCGGCTTCCCATATCAGCCGCTCAATCCCTCTCCCGGAGAGCGGAATATTGATCGTCTGACTCACGATACCGTCACCTTACTGACCGCATAGGAAATGGAATTGAGGGACTTGGCGACCCGCTTGACCATGTAATCGTAGAGCGGTTTCCCGTCCTCGTCATACTGCGGCTCCTTGTCGATGAACAACACGGTATTCTCGTCAATGGGGCAGCTCAGGTCATCGGTGACGATCACCTTATCGTACCCTGCGAAATTACCGAACTGCTCCACCTGAGCGGAACCGGTCGCCGCCGAAATATTGGCGTTCATCGCCACGGCAGGCTTGTAAACCACCAGTTCCTCACCGGTTTCGTTGCCGTACTCGTCCTTTGCAGGCCCCTTGTGGTCATACAGCAGATACCAGAAGGGCGATTTGTTGCGGTTCAGCGTCCTCATGCACTCAACCTCCCATCACAGCGGCAAAGGGAACAATGTCCCTCAGCAGCGTAGGCGGCACATCACCGTCTTCATAGGAGCGGGAGATACCGTTCTCACTGTGAGCGGTCTGCCCTTCGGCTCCCCGCTTGTTCAGCAGATACACGGCAACCTCTACCTGAATGTGAGCGTACTGGTCAGGAACAGCGGTCACGGTGGGGTCAAAGGGGTATGCCTTGCGGCACACCTTGTTTCCGGCGATAGAAAGGTAGGTGGAAAGCGTGTCCTCGTCTGTCTCGCCGGTCATGGCTTTCACCATTTTCAACTTCTCAGCGTCCGTCATGCTTTCCACCTTTCCTTTCTAAAATGTTTGTTTTGCCCCTGCGCCGTTCTTAGGCACCAGCAACGGCCTTAGTGTTCACCGGGTTGTTTGCGTCATTGGCGATGAAGACGCTGCGGCTGTAAGTGGGAGCGGTAAACTCGGTAGAGATACCGGTAAACTTACCGTGGAACCACTCAGGGCCGTGGTCAAGGCCGATCTGACCAAAGAGCTGATACTTCTCACCAGCGCCGGTCTTCGCCAGCGGCTCAAGGAAGAAGTTGCCCTTGCCGGGGACAGGCTGATAAACGGGAGCCAGAACGCTCAGGTTCAGCAACAGGGCAGTACCGGCAGGCAGGTACTCGCCAAGGTACAGGTAGACAACGCCGATGGGCGTGACCACACTGGACAGGGAGATACCGTTGATGTTACGGGCAGCGGGAACCACAGTCAGACCGTTCTGAACAGCGTCAGCGTTGATCTGGAACAGGGTCACAGCGTCACACCACAGGCACAGGCCATCGGTGGGAGCGTTTGCGCCGTAAATCTTCTTCACCATGTCTGCAATATCCCACAGACCGAGGGGCTTCTTTGCCATCGCCGTAGTGTTGGTGGTGATTGCGGGAATCATGCCACGGGTCTTGTTGACCTTGGTGTCATCAGTAGCCTTGCTGTAAACGCCGTTAATGAAGGTGTACTCAATGTCGGCATTGACCTTCATCATCTTGGCGGCAACCTGAAAGTCCAGCTCGTTCATGGGGTTGGCCTGCTGACCCGCCACATTGATACCGCTCAGAGTACCCATGTTAGACATCTTCCCGTAGGAAATGCCCACAGACTCCTGAAAGATCTGAGTCACATTGGTCTTCTGCGCACGGGTTACAACGGTAGCATCAGGGGCGGTCAGAGAAGCACTCTCGCTGATAGCAGGCTGAGCGCCGCCGCCAGAGGTGAACTCCTGACCGGTCACGAACTCAACATGGTTCGTGGTCTTGGCACGACCGCCGATGATAGAACTCAGAGGGGTGCGGGTGTTGCCCTTGTTAAAGAGCATACCGGAGTAATTGAGTACCCCGAAACTCATAGCAAACTGATCTGCCATAGTAAAAACTCTCCTTTACTCTTTTTTCGCCTGCGCTTCCGCTTCGGCTTGCAGGCGGGTGTAGTAAGCAACGGCGGCAAAATCACCGTTTGTCCGTGCTTCCTCGATTTTCTTGGCGTAATCCATCTCGCCAGTACCGCCACCGGCACCGGGAGTAGGCTTGGGCGTCTTTTTCAGAGCGTCAGCCTTGACCTGTTTTGCATACTCGTCAAGGAACTTCTGCTGGTTGGCAAACACCTTGGCAGAGTCACCATCAGCCATCGCCTTTGCGGTATCCTCAGCAAGAGCCTCGTCATAGCCCTGAGCGATGAACTTGGCCTTAAACTCGGAAACACGCTTGGCTTCCCGCAGCTCGGAAAGCTCCTTCTCCATGTTGGCGAACTTTTCCTCCTGCTCCTGCTTCTTCTTCTCGTCCTCACCCAACAGAGCGTTGTGCTTGCGCTTCCACTCAGCGGCTTCGGAGTTGGCCTTGGAAACAGCGGCTTTCTGCTTTTCCAGCTCGGCAACGTTGTCCTCGTACTCGAACGCTTCCAGAGCTTTCAGCTTGTCTTCCGCAGACATTTCCGCATAGCCCGTGATTTTGCTGGTGTCGATCTTTGCCATAATGATTACCTCCTGCGTTTAACAAGGCTGTTCACTCAGCACTATTTTCCGTTTTTACGGGTTGTCTCCCGTTTGCGATTAAGGTCTTCCCTGACCATTCAACGCCTTGCGGCGGTCAAATCATTGTCTTCGCCTTTCTCATATCTCCGAAAAGACTGAGCTTTCACGGACTGTCCGAAAACTCCGAGGGCATTGGAAGGAAAAATAAAAGGGCTACCAATACCTTTTCGGTATCAGTAGCCCGTAATGGCTGTTCCTATCACCTATGCGATAGGCTGTTCATATTTCTTTTTGCTGCTGACCGCCCACACGATCACCTTCTCGTGTCGTTCTGCGATCTCAACGGTCTTTCCCGTAGTCAAGATTTCCTCAATCTGTCTGACCGCTTCCGGGGTCAGGCGGATTTCCTTTTCCATCAGGATTAACCTCCTTCTGTTTGGTTGCGAGTTCAGCGGCCTTTTTCTCCTGTTCCTCAGCGTAATCCATACTCATACGGTACGCAAGCTGCGGGTCAGAAAACAAACCACAATGGGTAAAGGCCAGAACCGGGGCGATCTTCGGATTGGCAAGCATAGCAGTCAGCACATTTGCCTTTTCCGTGATATTCTCGTAATTTCTGCGGGTAAAGCGGATTTCCAGACCGCTGAGTTTCAGCGTCAAGTCGCTCAGGTCACGGCAGATACGCAGAACCAGCTTCAAGAAATCCTTCTCGGACTGCTTGAACATCAGCTCGGAGTCCTTCGCCCTCGCTTCCGCTGCCGACCAACCGTCACGCATGATGACCGCAGAGCCGGTATCGCTGGTGGAAGAACCACCGTTGCGGTTCGGCATACCGCAGATCGTCAGGACGGTGTTATACATACTGTCCACGAGGGTCTGCGTCTGCGTCTGGTTCATTTCCGAGGTCAGATACTCGATTTCAGCTTTGAACTGCGGGTCAATGTCCTTGTACTTAATTGCCCCCTCGTCACGGAGCTGGCGAAAATCCTCGGTGTTAATGTCAACATTGTGGAACAGCATGAGCGCCTGTACGAACTGCTCTACACCGTCAAGGCGGTTGCTCTCCACGGTGTTAATAGCGTCCAGCAGAGGGAGGACGATCTCAAAGGCTCCCAGCCGAGCCTTATTCGCCGGATACTCGATGATGGGAATACCCAAAATCTGAGGTTCGCTCCGAATGATCGCCCAAGTGTTCTCCACCTCGTAGTAGTGGTCACGGGTGTAGCAACTGAAAATCAGGTTTCCGTTCTCGTCCTTCACATACTTCACGCCCATCATGGCAGGATTGCCGAGGGCGGTGGAGTAGACCACAAAAGCGAAGCGGGGGTCAAGGGTGAAAATCTCAAAGGGAGCTTCATCTTCCTCCACATCGGCTTCTCCATCAGGAAGCACCATGCGATAGGAAGTTCCGCCGATATGCGACCAGTCCGCCAGTTCCTTGTCCTTGGCAGGCTTATCCTCGCTGAGAACATAATCATTCAAGCGGCTGACCTCAGCGGAAATGTTCTCGTCATCGCTTCGGCTCACATACTGAACGGGTTCACCCATCAGATAGCCGACCTTGAAGGACACGATCTCATTGGCTCTGTTTTCAACGACCTTGTTGCAGATTTCAGGCCGTACTTCTTTCTCCCGGTAAAGCACGGGCTGATCTCCACGATAGTACCGATAGAGATAGTCAATGTCGGCGCTGTTTTGCAGATGGACGAATAGAGCCTTTTGCAGAACATCAATGATGTTCCCGGCATTGATTTCGGCAACATCGGTATAGATCACACGGCGACCAAACAACGCTCTCGCACCCACTTACAGCACCTCCTTTCCACCCTATCGTTATCTGTTCATTCGTATACCGTTTTGTTGGTTTCTGCTGGTTTCTAACTATAAGTATACCGTTGTGTCCAATGGTTGTCAATAGTTAATCTTTAATCATACCATTCGCCACAGTATTTGTCAAAACCAACCTTTCAATAGGGACGCTTGAAGACCTCCACCTTGCCCCCGGACAGCATACGAATTTCGTTCTCCAATAAGGAGAGGGAGTCGGGAGCGTCATCGTGCGGAACCTTGCCGGAACGGGTGTAGGTGGTCACTTCCTTCATGAAGTTCCAATACTGACTGCCCCGCTTGTAGGTGGAAGGGTGCTTGAAGTAGAAGTTCTTCTTGATGTTGTCGGAAGCGAACTCGATACGAGTCTGCTTATTGGAGATCGTGCGCTTCGTGCGGATACCAACAGAGTACCCACGCTCACGAATGATCTGGTCAACATCTCTGGCATAATATTGACCGGCATTGTTGGACTCAAAAACAGCAGAAGCGACTTTATTCTCAATCAGACACTTGGCACATTCCGGCTTCGTCACCTCAGCGGGAGAATCATCAAAGACCACATCAACGATATACACATCGCTGCCGTATATCATCGCCACCGGCATGGAAGTCGAGTCCGAGCCGCTTTCTGCCGTATCACCAACGGCGATGATGGTATCCGGGTCACGGTCTTTCGGCAGCTCGAAGAAGTAGTTCAGCTCGTCCTTGCTGAACAGCAGACCCTTCGCTTCAAAGGGCTGTTGCTGGAACTCGCTCTCAAACTGCTCTGCACTCAGAAGCTCCCGCTGCTCCCGGAAGTAGGCGGTGGTGAAAACCTTCTTGCCCTCCCGTTCATACTCATAATTGCTCTCGTCCGTCACGAGATTGAGGGCGGGTATCTCAATCGCTCTCCGAGCCCAGCCCTCCCGCTGTGCGTGTTCCTGCACACGACCGATGGGGTCATACAGGGAATAGCGAGTGCCGGTAAAAACCATCGGCGTACCTTCAATGGCACGACCCATAATATCGCCGGAGATCACTTCCCACTTGTCATCAAGTCGCTGGCGGTTCTTCGCTTCCTCACGACCCTCTACGCAGTCATCAAGGTAGAGGACATTGGTGGCTTCGGACAAACCCACCTGTCGAGCGTCAATGGAACGACACATGATGGTGGGGAAACGGGACTTGCTTTTCAGGTTCACCGTCTTCGTGTCGGCGTTGGTCTGTACCAGCCGTGCGTCCGGGAATACATCGTAGAACAGATACTCGTTAGGGACTGTCAGGTATTCCAGACAACCGTTGTAGAAGCTCTTTACAAGGTCATCACCTGTCCCTTCCATCAGGGTCGAGCGGTCAGGGAACTTGCCGGAGAGCATATTCACAAAATTGATACCCGTTTGAGACTTTCCCGCTCGTTTCGGCATGGAGATCGTCAAAAGGCGCAGCTTCCCGTCCAGAACATCTTGAAACCCCTGCACCATCGGTCTGAGATAGTGCTTACGGGGAGCATAGAACCGCTTTTCCGGCTTGCGGTCGAGTTCAATGTAGGTCATGAAGGAGTCAAAATCATGGGGCGCTTCAAAGAGAAGACACCGCCGCCACTGTTCATAGAACTTCGCCCCGCCGCCACGGACTACCTGATCGGCGGAGAGTGCCAGCAGCTCCTTGTTCGCCTTATGTGCCGCCGAGAAATCTTCGGTTTCCCACTCCCGGCATAGAGAAAAAAGGTCGCTGTACGCTCCGTTATCTCCCGGTCGCCGGTCGATCACGGCTCGGATAGAGCCGGAGAGTTTTTCATAATTCATGTGCATTTCCTTTCCAACAAAAAACGAGCTACCCGTGTATTTCTACACAGATAGCCCGTTATGGCTGTCACTTCTGCCCTTACAGAAGCCGATTATAAAATTTTCGGTATCACAAACGCCAGAACCAGCAAAATAGAACTGATTATCAGAAAATATCCGATTACATTGAGAAAAAACCTCATGGTGTCAGCCCTCATACTCCGAAATCGTCTTATTGTCCCAATCCAGAACCCCTAAATAGCCGCCCTCGGTGTCAGAATATAGCTCAACTGCTTTTTTCGTGTTCACTGTCTTCCATTTCACTTTGCCACGCCAGTTGAAATAGGCTTGGGTCTTAGTATCAGGTATACCAGCCAACTCTACATAAATGATCTGGCGATTTTCCAGCGTCACATTGAGCTGTAAATCCTCGCTGTCATAGATTTTACCACAAATCACGGTCATCGGGTTATTATCTACGATAGAAATATCGTGGAAATCAGTCACCCCTACGGTGTCAAACACTTCCCGATAGCTTGCGATCTCGTCATCGGTGAACCCGGCTTCGGAAAGAGCCGAGTCCCAAGCAATAGGTTCAGCCGAGTCCTTCTTAGAACACCCGACCAGAAAGAAGACCACGATGACCGCCAGCCCTATCAGCCACACCATCTTTTTCATTTCACCCAACCTTTCTTACCCCTCATTTACTTTCATAAAGATATTTATAGGCTTTATTCTTTTGCTCGGAAGTATAGAACGAAATAAAGAAAAGTTGCTCTCCGGTTACATCGGATATTCCATAATTTCCAACATAGAATATGTCATCATCGTAACCTGCCTGTTTGAGCATATCTATGTCTTCACTGCGAAGTCCATAAAGATCTTTCATATTTATTTAACACTCCGTCTTCAAAATCGGCTCATGAACACCTTTAACCCAATTCATGTCGCCGTATTTATACATACCCTCGTACAGAGGGCGGTTGCCAAGAATACTCTTGATGGTGGACACCTGAAACCGCTTGCCGGAACGGGTCTGGTATCCCGCCTTTTCCAGCAGCTCCGTGATACCCAGCATGGAAACGCCGTCTTCGTGTTTCTCGAAGATGAACTTCACGATAGGAGCTTCCTGCTCGTCAATGGTGAGAACACCATCAACCACCTTGTAGCCGTAGGGACGGCGACCGCCGCTGTACCCACCGCAGGAAGCCTTGATGGAACGACCCTTGCCGGTTCGCAGAGCGATGTTCTTTCTCTCCTGCTCTGCCACGAACTGTAACAGCGCACGGTAGATGTTGGCAAACTCACTACCCTCTGTGAAGCTCTCCTGCGTACTCAGAAGTTTGATGTTCTTCTTTTCCAGCACATACAGGTAGTAGAAGTACAGCTTGGTATCACGAGCCACACGGTCATTCTTGAATACGATCACCGCTTCATAAGGAGGGTTGCTTACATCGTCCCCATAAAGGATTTCGTTCAGGCCGGGGCGGTCATCTTTCGCACCGCTGATTTCATCGACCTTCCAGTCTACGATATTGTAACCGTTATCGTTAGCGTAGAGAAGAATGGCCTGCTTCTGAACCTCGATACCGTATTTGTCATCATCGGCCTGTCGCTCGGTGGAGACTCGGATATAGCCGATTGCGTTTTTGAATGTCATCATAAGATCACCTCTTGCATATAAGATAGCATAGGTAAATGTAATTGTCAATAGGTAAGTGTAAATAAGTCTTTTTATTTTTTGCGGGTATTTTTCAGCTCACCCCGCCCTCGCTGCCGCTGGCATATCCCCCGCCCCCGTCACCCATTCACGCCGCCCAAAACAGGCCGAAAAAGCGCAAAAAACAACCGCCCCGGAATAGCACCGGGGCGGCGTTCACTTATTCAATTTCAATATTTCAATCAGGATTTGCACCGGCAGCAAAAGCAATAATAAAATCAAATACACGCTTTCACCGCCCTATTAAAATACCGTATCAACAACGGTTAGAATTGTCACCCACAGATCAATATATTGTGTGCTATATCCGGTGTAATCGCCCTTGTCAAACTCTGTTTTACCCGTGATAACATAACCGACTTGTTTTGCGCCCCCGTCTGATAGATCAACGAACATTTCCGACTTGTTTTTAATGGCATTTTTGGAAATAGTGATACAATGCTTTTTTCCCACCCGTTCCCGGTAAATTTCAAGCGCATTTTCCACGCTATCCGCATCTATGCGCATATCTGAAACAATACCGCCGTCAATGTACCATTTTTTATTGTTGTATTCTTTCATTGTTGCCGTTGTTTTGAAAATGTAATTCATAATTAAACCCCCATTCTAATACATTCATCAAGTGGAACCCTATACCCATGCACCCGGAAAAACGCCGCCCCTTTCCGGGTGTACTGTATCTTGCACCTGTGGAACACTTTACCGCCGCCCCACGCCCCGGAAACGCAATAAATGAAATCATCTATACCGTGTTCAATACCCTTGATTTCAAGTCCATTCAAGCCGCTATAATATGCAATGCTTTCCCGGCTTTCGCAATATTCACGCTTATTCATGATTGCAAACCCCCTTTATAAAATCCCTTGCAAGGCTTTTCAGGCTTTCCCGCTGTTGTTCATAGGAAAGGCTATAATCATAGCGGATTTTTTCGGCTTGCGTTTCATACCGTTCACGCAATTCATAAGACGGGCGAATATTTCCGAAAGGGGCATAGCCTGTTACAATGGCAACCCCGCCGCCCATATCGTAAATATCAGCCGCCCACCCCTCACGGCGTACTGTGTACGCAACGGGGTTTTCATAATTTAAAAGGGTTTGCAATCCGCAATAGGGAACGCAAATAATTTTATTGTAATTCGCCCGGATTGCCTTTTGTGTTGTCTTGAATTTCATTTAATACACCCCTTTCAATAATTCATGTTGTTAGCTGCACGGCGGTTATGCATAGCTTTCAAACTTTCGGCGGGGGTCATATCCGCCGCTTTCGGCTTTTCCGTTTCTACCGGCTGCATATCCCACCACGATTTCCCGCCGCCGTTCATATCATAGAACGAAAGAAAACTATTTACATGGCGCATTGTGGTAGCAGAATAACCGCCCCACATACGAACGAACCGCCCCGCCGCCGTGATGCGGCAAACAAAAGTATTATAGGACTGTAAAACTTTTTCGCCGTTTTCCGTTTCAATGATTTTCGCCTTTCCGTAAAAACTTTTTGCCCGATCAGAACCGCAAACGGGTAAATCAAAAATCTTTTTCATATAGCAATCAGCCTTTCATAATATATATATTCCGTTCCGTTTTCCCATTTTCGGCCTTGATACGCTGAAAGCCTATTTCACCGGCCTACATGGGGAAATGTACGGGGGTTTAATTTTCAAGGTGCATTTGCATTTATTGTCTTTCGGTAAATACAAGATAGCATATTTGCATTTACTTGTCAAGCGTAAATACAAAAGAAAATCAAGATTTTTCGCAAATACGGCAGCTATACAATATAAAGGGCTGAAAAATGTTTCCGCTTTCAGATCAGGCCGGAACCCCGGCAGCGCCCACGCCGCCCCGGTGGAACCCGCCGCCGATCAGCCGAAAAAAGGAAAAGCCGCCGACCCCGTGAGGAGATCGGCAGCTCTGTCAAAGTCGCAGACCCTCGCCGGAAAGTCGCAAAGTCGTGGGATAGTCGCAAAGTCGCTCGGCATAGTCGTAAGCCATAGTCGCAAAAGTCGTGAAAGTCGCTCAGTCCTCCGAGTCATAGTCGCCAGACGCACCCACCACATCTTCGAGGTACTTCTTTTCCAAGTCCTCGGCGGGAACCTGTTCTCCGAGTTGCTGGTTGGGTGTCAACACGACCTCCTGCTTGTCCGCATAGCCCATGTTGTTCTTCATCAGGAAGATACCAGCGACCGGATTGATCTTTCCGTTCTGCATATAGTTTTCCATCTGAGCGTTCAAAAGTTGATACGCCTTTTTAACGAGGTTGCGGCTTTCCGGGGGCAAAGTCTTACTATCCACTCCATTTGCCCATTTCCATAAAGTCGTTCTATCAACTCCAAAAGCCAATGCCATACCAGCAACAGAGGGCTTCATATCGTCCTGAGCACACAGAGCAAAGTACATACCCATACGCTCTTTGACCTGTTCAGGCTCTCTCACATTCACATCGGGCCAGTCCAGCATGACCATCGAATGTTCCAGATATTTTCTATTGTCACCCGGCTCTGTATGGACGCTCAGGGCTTCCTTACGATCAGGCCGAGTTCGCTTTTTCACAATTTCATCTGCCATAGTCGTTTTCTCCTTTCAAAGTCGCCAAGGTGATAAAGGTGAGTAATCGGGTGCATTTCCCTATAACTATTTCTATATACGCGCGTATAAGAGAGAGTTATAGGCATTTATGCCCGATTACTCACCTAACTCACCTAAAATACGAAAAACAATTTTTCAAAACACGCCAATTTGAAAAAAGTCTTTGCAAAAACACTCACCTTTATCACCTTTATCACCTAACTACCAGTTGGCGTTGATGACCACCTTGTTCTCGTGCATAAGTGCTGTTGCCACAACTCTTTCCACACCGTCCCAGTTGTAGACCTCTTTCTTCACGGCGTAGTCAACAAGTTGCTTTGCCTGCTCGTTGTCAAGAACCATGTCCAAGCAGTTCCAATCTTTTTCTTCAGTACGCTTGCCGTAGTTAGCGAAAATGTTCTATGATAAAAAGAAAACGGAGAAAAACATCGAAAAAACAACGATAAAAATACAATAAATCGAATGGTGGAGCATGGCGGTCGGGAGATTTTGTCGAAAGGTGCTATGAGCACCACACCGCATACTTCTGAGGTGAAAATCATGTTATCCACTATTATTCCCCTCAAAGACCTTATCGCAAATTGAGAAAATTAAGAGAAAAGAGAACTATTTGTCTGAAAGCGCATATGCGAGATTGACGCTGCTCCGGGGAACAATCCGGCCAAACAACTTTATCATTGAAAAGGTCACGATCCAGTTGAAAGGGTCGTGCCCTTTTTTTGCGCCCAAACGACAGGAGGCAGAACATGAACTTCGATTATTACTATGGCGACGAGAGCAATCAATTTGCTTTCTACCGTATTCCCCGGCAGCTCATTACCGGGGAGGCGTTCAAAAAGTTGTCCACAGACGCAAAACTCTTGTACGGCCTCCTGCTGGACCGCATGGGCCTGTCCGCCAAAAACGGCTGGTATGACGATATGGGGCGTGTGTTCATCTACTACACCCTGGACGAGATACAAGAGGACCTGAACTGCGGCCATGAAAAGGCGGTCCGGCTCCTGGCAGAGCTGGACACCGGCAAGAAAGGCTTCGGCCTCATTGAGCGGGTCAAGCAGGGGCAGGGCCGCCCCACTAAGATCTATGTCAAACGCTTCACCACCCGCACCATACCGCCGCAACCCCCTGCGCCGCAAGACATTCCCAGACTTCCGATTTTCGGAAGTCAAGACTTCGGAAAAGCAGAAGTCAAGAGTTCCGAAAAACAGAAGTCAAGACTTCCGGTTATCGGAAGTGCAGACTTCCGAAAATCGGACACAAGTTATATTGAGTCTAATCAGACTGATCTCAGTCAGCTTTATCCATCTATCCATCCATCTGCCACAGTCCCGGAGAGCAGATGGATAGATCGAAGCGAGTGCCGGAGAGAAGTGCAAGAAGCAATCGAATTTCCCCTTCTCTGCCAGCAGTTTGGTTATGAGGACGTGGAAAGCGTGACAGAGCTGATCGTGGACACGCTATGCAGCACCCGGCCTACCTTTCGCATTGGAGGGGCGGAAATGCCGGCCGAGCAGGTAAAAGGGCGGCTGCAAATGTTGGACAATGGCCATTTGGAATATGTGTTTGACTGCATGAGACGCAACACAACAGAGATACGTAATATCCGCGCCTATCTGTTGACCGCCCTATATAACGCACCAGTCACAATGAGCCCCTATTATCAGGCGGCAGTCCAACATGACTTTTCCTATCCACAGCGGGAATGAACAGGAGGAGTAGTCCCTATGAGCCGTTATAAAACAAAAGACTACTCCAACCGCCGGGAATACCTGGACTGGCTGGCGGAGAGGTACGGCGTGGACAGGGCCGATGTGGTGCTGCTGGCCTCGATCCTGGGGACCGACCAGGACTTTGACGGCCTCCCGTCCACACTGGCCGACCTGCCCGCCGCCAAGCACACCCAGGGGGCGGTTTTCCCCACGGATCGTCCCAAACGAGCAAAACTCCCCTCAAATTGAGGGAAGTTTTCAATAAAACGCCACGACATAAAGGAGGAAAACGACTATGGCAGACCCCAAGAAAAACCCTTTGATCGGAGCGTTCCGCGCCCCGGTCCCCGGCGCGCCGCCGGACACACCCGCGCCTCCAGAGG